CCCGTTTATCTTTTGTTTTATAATGAGTCAATCAATACCAATCTAGGCTCCTGTGATGGCGGGGTTTGCCTGGGTGAGTTGCCAATGTGAATACCCCCCAGTTGCCGTGGTCAAACCAGACAAGGCAATGGTGGTGGGGTAAGACACAGATATGATGGAGAGTGTAACCCAGAGGGTGAGGTTGGTGGCGTTTGATGTGTACCACAGGGTGCCGGCCTGTGTTGCATTAGTAAGGGTGACTACGGGTGTCCCGGTCAAGGTCCCTACCGCGCCTAGTTGGTATGTGAAGAGGTAATTGCCCTCGTAGAGTGGCGGTATAGTGATGGCAGTTGGCGTGTATGTGGCGCCAAAGTTGTCGTAGTACACCACCCTGGACGACCCAAACGGTTGGGCGCCCGTAGAGGTGGGGGGGTTGGTGTAGCCACTCAGGAGGGGGATTCCAAGCCCCTGTGATAGGGACGGATTAGGTTTTCTGAGCACTATGTCGTAACTGACCCACAGCTCGCCTATAGTAGCGACTGCTTGCATCCCGTAAGTGGCCACACACACCTGGCACAAGTCATACCATTTCTTGTCCTGGGCTCCGGTCAAGGCATTGGCTCGTATGTACAGAACCTTGCCGGGGTTTTCCCTTGGATCACATTCTATTGGCAACAAAGCACTGTTGCTGGGTTTGGTGTCAGTTGACCAGAAGTGGTTGAGAACGTCCGACTTAGAGATGAAGTTGGGAGCATCAGCTCGGTATTGGGCCGCCATGGCCACGGTCCCTAGTGCTGTGTTGGTGGAATTCAAAGCATCGGCCGAGGTGGACTTGAAATCGTAGACCAATCCTTTAAATTCGTACTCCTCAAACTGTTGCGCTATCGCAGACAGGTAGGGGAAAGAAGATCGTAGACCAGGGTTGACCTGGTAGGCCACAGCAGCGAATCCTGTGGATGATTGGATGTCCGTGAGGAACTCTCTGTGCCTGATCCTAATTGATCCGTCTGTTGAGTGCATGAAGGGCACCTGGTCCTGAGTGGTGGAGTCGAAAATTGAGTTTTGCTTCATACTATACGCCCCCATACCGAAGATCTTGCCAACTCCTGAGCCAAGGTATCTGCCTACTGCAGACCCGGCTTTCGGGTGGCCGAGAAAAGACCCCGCAAGGCCGCCCAGCACCCCGCCGGCGTCGGCGAAGGGAGTCGGTCCCTTCGTTGGGGCTCGCCTCGGCGCCGGGTTCTTACCCTTGGCTTTCTTCTTAGGTTGGTTGTTCCTGGTGGGCATCCTCACTTTGACCATTGTGTTTTATTGATTTTGCGTTGTTTTGTGTTTTCTTGTTGTAGTTGTATGGGATGCCTTACTACGGAAGGGACTATTCATCATGTGGTCCTCAGTGCGATTTAGCGATAGTTCACGCTGTGTGAGGCGGCTCCGTGTAGTCTCTCGGCATTTTTGTTAGCACGCTTAGCGTTTTGGGCCATTTAAACCGCACAACCCCATGGAGAATTTAGTGCCACGCGTCCCATGTGGCCAACATATGGTTGGCCGACATGTACGTTGGACTGGGTTGAATCCTTTTCCGTTTGTTTACTTCTAGTTCAAGGTTGTCAATCATTCGTTCCATTAAGACCTGGTGTGAAGGGATAACGCCAAACGCTTTCCAGAAAGAAACTCTAGTTTCAGTGTCTGGATGCTGGAAGTTTGGCTCCAGGCCCCTGGCTAGTCTGTTTAGACCGCCGTCGTCGTCACCCTTCCACGCTGGCAACCCGCGTCCCCACTCCGTATATTTCAGGTACAGCCTGTTTACGATTGGCACGCCTCCCGCTACTGCAAGGCCAGCCTTGCCGACAGCGTAGGCCCATCTGCGCACGTTGGAGTGGGTGTCGGCGTGAGGTATCATGGTGGTATCTTTGTCCATGCAAAGGGGAAAGTTCCGCACCATCCTATAGGTGTCCCCGACCCTTACTGGGTGGGTCTGACAGAACTCGATGTGTTCTAGCTGATACACGGGAGCTTCTCTCGTCATCGTGAACCCCATTTGCCTGAACCACCTATCCAGGTTGTTCAGTCTCCCAGCTGTTCTTCTGGGTATTATCAGGACACAATCGTCTCCGTTGTTGAGCAGTCGGTACTCGTGGACGTTGAAGCCCCTGCTCAACATGTAGGCGTAGATCATACCACACATGATTAGTTTGTTGCCGGCACTGGTGTTGACGTCACCCGACATGCGCCGCCCTTCCACCCTATATTTAATTTTCCCGGCCCGTGTGTACCCCACACCTTCTGTAGTCAACTGCCAGCCGAGGAGCTTGGCCAGTTCTTCTCTGTGTGGTCCTTCAAACATGGACAACCATACAGTGTGCTCCCACTCGAGCATCTCGCGACTAACATGCTGATCGAATCGGCTGGCATCCAGTCCAATAGCGACTGGGTCACTTACATGGTGCCAAGCATCCTCAAAAATTTTCCCCTGTTGTACAGTGTTGTAGCCCGACATGATCGTCGGGTATTGGAATGCTTTGTCTATAGCCTCCATGGTGTCATGTTCAATGTGCTTGATGTAGGACCCTAGCATCGTGTGGTATCGGGGGTTGCGGGGTTGTATAACCCTAGGGGGAGGGTCGGGTTTTGCCGTCAGGTTGATTTTCTCGGCTTTTACGAATGTTTTGACCCTGGCATCGTCTCTTGTGATTCGGTGTTGAAGTAATGACTCCACCGCCTTGGCGTAAATTGTCCGTTTTCGACCCTTATATGTATTCGGGTATTCCCTGAAATCAATAGGAGTGGCGTTCGGCAAATGCGGCCTCAAGACTCTGGTGAAGTGGCCCATTCTTCTTGAAAGCAATCTTGGATTGGGTCTCGGAGGGTGTGTGAATGTGGGTTCTCCTCCCACTTGTGTTTTAACTACAAATATTCTCTCCACTATTCCTCTATGTAAATTATTTAACGAGTTGTTGTGCAAGCCTATCTGTCTGGCCCCTGCCAGTCCAGATATTCGGGAGTATGACCTAGGATAGTCAGGGCGGTCCCTATGAGTGATCCTAACCGTGGGGTATAGAGCTGGATCTGCCGTCGTTGGACCGGCCTCTATACCTAAGAATCTCACAGGGCCCCATCACTCAGCGGCCTCAAACCGAGGCACACTGGGGGACCCGAAGAGCTGGTCCCACAGCTTGGACCGGAG